AACTTCAGCACGAATCCAACGATATTTAAATCCGGCTGGTGGAGCTGGCGCGTCTAACCTAGATGGTGGTCGCCATGGCTGCCTTCTGGCAGTTTTCTCTCTTGTTTGAGATGAGCGTGAGGTTCTTGTTTTCTTTTCCATATTGCTACTCCTTCACGTATTTAGCATATTCTTCTAAAGGCACACCAAGTTTTTTAGCGATTGCAACCTGTGACGGTGTGAGTCTCACAGTTCGTTTATTTCCTTTACTTGAAGTAGACTTTACAGCAGGTGCAACCGTTTGGTCAACCACTTTTTTGCTTTTTTCTCCTTCAAACTTATTTGGAAACTGTTCTCTAATTTGACGATCTATCTCTTCGTAGTATTCGTCTGATCTAGGGTCATAGCCCTCTTGTTCAACCAGTCTTCTATGCACTGCAAAAGCAGTGTATGTCATAGCCTCATCTTTACCAAACCATTCATTCTTTTCTGCCCAAGCCTGCGCTTGGGGATCTACTTGAGCAGGCTGGGGAGTTTGAGGAGCGTAGTCTTGCTTGACAGGTTCTTCTTTTTGTTCTTTAAATTTTGCTGCTTGAGCTTCTAATTGTTCTTTTTGTATTTTAGCTCTTTCAGCGTCTAGAGATGCTCTTGCAAGAATACTTTGTGCATCTGCTTGCGCGTTGACATCTCCCTCTTCAATAGCTTTTCTAAGTCTTAATTTAGCTTCTTCAACTTGTGATGTCGAAGCCGTTTCCATAGTTGATGCATAGTTTTGATTTACAGACTGTAATTGTGTTTCAAGTTCTGACTGTTTTTGCTTTAGTCCGTTTGCGTACTCAACAGCCGCGTCTTCTCTACGTTCTGCTTCACGAAGTTTGCCAACAAGTTTAGCGATTCGTTTGTTAACCTTCTCACTATATTCGTCGTGCTCACCTTTTTTCGTTGACGGTTGTTCGTCCTCCGTCTTTTCTGGTTCAGGTGCAGCCTCTTGTTGTTCTTCTACAACTTCTTCTTCAACTGGTTTTATGTTAGATTCTTTTAATTCAACATCAACGGACTCACCGCTGGTGTCAATAGGTACGAGTCTATCGTCCTGTATTTGTTCTTTTTGTGCCTCGGGCATGGTTCTTGATCTCCATGGTTATTTAGTTGCAAGACCAACTACATATGTAAAATATCAGTTGGGTCCTGTAATATAGCAAGTATTTCATCATCATTCAAGAGTCTTAATTCACCGCCATCAATTTTTAATCTAGACCCAGCGTAACGTGCAAAGATAACCCAGTCACCTTTTTTGCACCATGGACCCTCTGGAAACTTATTAACATCGGCATATGCATCAGGGCCAGTGGCTAACACATAACCGCAAACGGTTGCAAGTTGCTCTCTTTCACGTGTCTGATCTGCTAAAATAATGCCGCCTTTACTGCGTTCTGCACCCATATATGGCAAAATAAGCACTCTCCAACCCGTGGGTTTAGGTAGTTTTTCGGCCACAGAAGTGTCAATATTGTCTGGATCTATGTATTTTGACTCTCTTTCGCCATAAATATCCTCGACTTCTTTCTGTTTTTGCTCTATTTCGGCTGCTGTTTTGCCTTTTTCGGCAATTTTTGCTTTTTCTTTGCGTCTAGCCTTAGCCATATGCTCTGGAAGTATTAAATCACTCATTTTTTTCTCCTTTTTCTAGTATTTCTTTAATTTCGTCCTCAACTTCTATCAAAGTTCGGTATTTTCCAATCATAAAATTGTAATCATGACGCTCAGTGGTGCTTCCTTGCATCACAAACTCAGTGGTTTGCTCTTTTTTGTCACGAATAAGACGTAAAATCTTATCGCCTAACCAAAGTCCGTCCATTTTTTAGTCTAACCTTTCTTTTTTTCTTACGTTTGTAGCTTGGTTTACCACCTTTGCCTATGCCAACGGTCTTTCCACCTTTGACTCCCACTAAAGAATACACCATTTAATCTACAACTCCGACCTAATCTCTTTATATTTTTTTAATATACTACTTATTCCGTCATGCACAACCATATTTCCATTGCTTGGGTACATGATGTTTAAGGGTTCATCCATAAATCCTATAAAACCACCGTGCGCTGCTCGGTATACTGGATTGCTATTAAACGCACCACCAAAAGGCGATGCTAAATTTACAGGAGTGAAAGCAGATTTAAGATAATCCATATAATTTGTAGCGGCTGGCAGTCTTGTAATACCGCTTACAGGAAGAGACGATATAAATTGTGGACTTGAACCACGAGCGGCTCCGGTAAATCCAGGCAAAATTTCTTGCTCTTTTTTTTGCTTTTGTTCCTTCTGTTCTTGTTGAGGTAACACAGAAGATATGCCCGTGCTCTCTCTGCTGGGTCCTCCCATTTGTCTAACAATGGAATCTAGTCCTCCTTGCCCACCTCTTTGTCCCTCTCTTGCAAAGATAGGATCCACGGTAAATGTTGGTGTGCTTGGGTCCATAAAGAAACTACCAATGGCTGACATGGGTCCAGGCAACATGTCACCGAACTGTCCGACACTACCTATTCTTTGTTTGGTGCCTGACGTTTTTAAAATATCGTCTTCAATAATAAATTGTGAAGGATCAATAAAACCCTCTTCGTTTGCAAACTGTTTAAACACATCTGGATTTTTGTCTATTAGCGTGTTGATTATTGGCGTCTGCGTCACTCTCCGAGTCACCTCTTGAGGTGTTGTTGTGGTACCCCTTCTAGGTAAATCTTTTAAAGCATCTTGAACAGTCGGATCAGATAAATAATCGAGTTGTTGTTTTCTAAGAGCATCGGCTTCTCTTTCTTTTGCTGCTTTAGCCGCTGCTTCTGCGTCCGCTTTTGCTTTTCTAGCCGCGGCTTCTTCTTCTTGTTCTTTTTGTAAACGAGCTTGACGTTCTTCTTTTTCTTTTTTTTCTTGTTGTGCTTTAGCGTTTCTTGCTGCTTCTTCCTCAGCTGCTCTACGTTCAGCAGCTAATCGATTAAACTCTGCTCTTGCCGCTGCTGCCTCTGCAGCTAGTTTGGCTGCTGCTGCGTCTGCTTTTTGTTTTGCTAAACGATCTTCGAGGTCTAGTCGGCCAAGCCTGCCCTCAAGTTCTTCTCTTAATCGTCTACCAATACCAGGATTTTTTAAAGCATCTTGTATTTGCTCTTTAGTGCCTGACGCTGTTAAACTTCCAAGCAATCCTGGCTGACGATTTCCACCACGATCTCTGTCCCCCATTCCAGGACCAGCTCTTCGTCCTCCTCTAAGACCGCCTCTACGACTCTGACCCTGCATTATAGTCCTCCGTTCGGTTTTATAATGTTAGACGTAATTTTATCCATGTTCTTTGTTATCTTTTCTGCTTTGTCCATGACTTTGTTTACAGAATCTTTTTCTAGTTTTTCTGTTGCAATGGCTGACCTGATTGCAACGGCATCTTTTTGTTGGTCAATCTTTGCACGATCTACATCTTTTTTGTCGTCTATTCTTTTCTTCTCAAGACCTAGTCGTTCGTTCGCCTCTTGTGCTTTTCGCATCATGTCTTGTTGTTTAACTTCTAGCTCTTCTCGTTTGAAATCAAGTAACGGATCGCCCCCAGAATCTTTTAGTAACGCTTCGTACTCTGCTACAAATTCTGCGATCAACTCAGACTCACGCTCTGCAACCCGTGATTGCATTTCTATCATCATCTGTTGTTGCATCATCTGTTGTTGCTCAGGTGGTAACTGTTGCATCTGTGCCATAACTTCTTGTTGTATCTCCTCTTGTGCTTTAAGAGATATGTGTTGCATAATATGTGCTTGTAAGTTTGCCATAACTAGTGGACTTGCTTTCACTACACTGCTGTTCATCACAGCAAAGTGTGCCTCAATATGTGCGTCGTGATTTTGACCTGGAAACGCTTGTGCTGGCATGCCGGCAAGAATCTCTGCATTTTCTGTAGCAGGGTCTTTTGGCTGTGGTTGTTGCGGTGGCGCTAAGATAGCATCAATGTTTTGCACACCCATGGCCTCGTACATTCTTCGATATGCTTCGTAAATATTATGCATCTGTGGCGCTGCTTGAGCAAGTTGTAACTGCTGTTGCGCCAATGTCACTCGTTGTGTAACAGAAAATATATTTGGATCAGATACAGGTATTACGTCAATACGAGCATCAAAATCTTGAGCTTTGATAGCTTGATTACCACCCACGATTTGATACGGATAAACAGGTGGTAGTGTCTCTGCAAAAAGTTTAGCAAGAAGTTTAAACTCTTTGCCTTGTGCCATGTGCATTCTTTTGTGTATAGCTGACATAACTTTCATGCCACGTTCCAGTAACGCCATGGTTGTGCCAACAGGGTTGACTTCGTTACCTTCGCCTAGTTTCATGTCGGCCACAGCTGCAAAAGATTTACCGCTGTCGATTACAAAACCAAGTAAATTAAATAATGTTCCTGATGGCTCTTTGTATGGTAGTGTCATGAGAGACGCACGAAGATCACCAGCTGGTGCATCCACATCTCTGAATTCTCCCGGTACTAACGGCTGATCATCATCCCGTATCCTAAGCCCTCTAGCCTTGAAACCTGCGGGTAAATTGACGAGGGTGCCAGCGTCGATAAGCTGTCGTAGTACAGAGGTTGCGGTTTTTGTGAGACCACCGAGCATATGGATAAGACCAAAACCATAAAAACCAAGACCTGGCAAAAACTTATAATGTACGAAATATTGTTTTTTAATTTTAAGCGGATCAGTCTCATTCCAGTTTCTTCGTATAGATAATATTTGATTAGAGTTATCCTCTATAGTTACTATGTAGGGCAGCCTAATTCCAGTCTCTTCGCCTGCCTCATTGGCATCCTCAAATCCTGGTAGGTCTAGGTCGACGTGCATCTCCAACAAAGTGTAGACATCGTCTTTAGTGTAGGTTCTTTGCTTTCCATCTAGCTCGTCTATTTTATCTTGAACTTCGCTTGGATCATCTGAAGACGGCTCACCTACTTCTATGTCACGATAGAAACCTGACACTTGAAACTTTCGTAAATCGTTAGACATCATTTTTACAACGTGCGTGATTCTAGAACACGTATGAAGATCTGTGGCCGAATAAGGAACCACTAAATCTTCTGATGATACAAATTTAGAAACAGGTCGTCCTAATGTATTATCAAAATATATTTTACGGAACGCCGAACCTGATAAGGGAAGGTGAA